CCACTCTTGCTGGAACGCAAACAGTTGGTTATTAGGAACTAGTCATTACTCTGAAATATCTATATAGTAGAAAATTATGATGAAAAAATTTCAAGTACTTGGAAAACTTGGTTCTCACTTGTTTAATACAGGTAAAAACTATTTTAAAGGTGGTGGTAAAACAACCAAAACTATTATGACTGAATCTAATGTAACTAAAGAAGTTGCAAAAGCTGATATCAAGGACGAGATTAAAAGAAAGGCTTTTCCAAGAGGTGGAAAAAAACCTTCTGATTTTTACAATAAACCTAAAGGAAGATAATGCCTGGTGGACTCAAGAAAAAAGAGTTACGAACTGAACTCGATCTAACTCCTAAACAAAAAATGTTTGTAGAAATTTATGTGAAAGATTGGGGATCAATTACTCAAGCTGAAGCATTAAAACGTGCAGGTTATGTTTGCACTAATGAGAAAGATTATGGCTCTGTTGCATCTAGAATGTTATCCAGAAAACTACATCCCCATATTGCAAAATACTTTGATAAATTATTTGAGAGAGAAGTTAAAAAATACGAAGGTGACAACCTTAGAAGATATAAAAGGTTAGAAAGAATCGCTGACAAGGCAGAGAAAGAAAAACAATTCGCTGCTGCTATCAATGCTGAGTATAGATCTGGTCAATTGGCTGGAGCTTACATAGATAAAAAAGAAATAACTGTTAGTGGTTTGGAGGGTATGTCACGTGAGCAACTTGAAAAAAAGCTCGAGGAATTATCAAACAAGATCGATGGCCACAACGCCAAAACGATTGAGTTTAAGTCCGAAGACGTTACAACAATTGAAGAAGGCTAGTTGGTCTGAATGGTTAGATGTTTTTAATCAAGTACATAACTCAACCATCACTACTTCAGTTGGTAAAATAAAGGTAAAGATAGATGACTAAAAAGAAAAGACAACAGTCTAAAATATTAAACTTTAATTTTAAAACTCTCGGTAATATAATTGATGATTATCCATTTGTGGAAATAGAGTGGCTTGATATCGAAGGTGATGCTGGCTGGTCTAGCACAAAAGATTTAAGTAAGGAACAATTACCTGTATGTGTATCAAAGGGTTATCTATTAAGTCAAAGCAAAGGGATTACTAGAATATTTACGGATTATATTAAAACAAAAGATAAACCTACATTTGACAATATTGGTAATACAACTATTATCCCAACAGCAGTAATCAAATCAATTAGGAAGATTAAAATTTAAAAACTGATTAGATCATGAGCGCTAAAAACAATGAAGCGAGGCTTTGGCAGAAGGTTAAGAAAGGGTTGACTGATTGCTTTCTAACACGCATAGAATCTAGCACTATCAATGGAATTCCTGACATTCATGCAGTACATAAACAAGAAGTATTTTGGATAGAATTAAAATCAGATTCGTTAAGTTATCCCGCACTAAATAAGTGGCAGATTGTGTGGATCAATAAGTATGTGAAAGCAGGTGGTAAAGTAATTATCCTAAAAGAGAACTTGGGTAAGACCCCCTTGCAGAGTGTCCTTGAACTGTACAGACCGGTGTCACTTTTCACTGAACCTCGTTTACTGAACCCTCGTTTCTCGTTCTCGGCCCCTTATCAATGGCCCACGGTCCAGCAGCAGGTGCTCAGGGAGCTGGGATCCAGGTAACAGCTCAGCGTAAGCTCGTTCTCGTGCTCTGGCCACCAATTTTTTCCTCTTTGTTAGGTTGGTGGCCTGAGGACCAGCAGCAGGTGATGCAGCTCAGGATCTCGTTTCTCGTTCTAGGTAATGGCGAACCTCGTTCTCGTTTAACGGATACTGGACGACCCCCGCAGCGTAGTCTTCAGGGGGTGCATGCAGACAGCTCAGGAACCTTTTGCTTGACGCCGATCCCATCATGTCGTATGGTCGGATAAAACAAAGGAGGAAAAGATGGCAGTAGATTTCGAAGCATTAGATCTCGTTCGAACAGAGAACAGAGCTCGTTCCTACAACAAGAGAGTTGGGGAGCTGGCGCAGCAGGTGACTGACCTTCAGCAGCTGGTAGCTCTGATGATGAAAGAATTACCAGATGAGAAGAAATGGTCTTTCGAAGAAAGATTAAAAAAGATGAAAAATACTAGTTGACAGCTGTCCCATCATGTCTTATATAGAAGATGCTGTCGATCCTGAGGCCTAGAAATATTAAATTAGCTCGGCAGCTAACCAAAGGAGAGCAAATGACAAAAGAAATACAAGAGTGGTACAAGATGCCAAGCATCAAGGAATGCCTCGCTGAGTACGAGAAGCAGGATATTGGATTAATATCAGACATTGCAAAACACGGATGCAGCGGAGGCGTGTCGGGAATTATTTACTACGATGAAACTACCGCGTTTCATGACCAGCATGAGGAAGAGATCTGGCAGCTGATAGATGACCAGGCGGATGACAACGGGCTTAAGAACGGTGAGTTCCTTCAGCATGTAACCAGTGATCCGGGCTCGTTAAAGATCTTCAAGAACGATCTCGTATGGTGGGCCGTAGAGGTCCGGGCCCAGGAGCTGCTGGAAGAGTCACCTGCAGCTGGAGCTGCCACATGACCTTCGTTGTCGTTTGGCTGTGTCTTCTGTTTATGTTTCCAGGTATTACATTAGCTGGGACTGGCGTCCTGATGCTTTCGCTCGTTGGGATCCTTTGATCCCCGTCTCGTCTCGTTTACTTAAGTGGATAGGACTGGCGCTGGAGTTACCTAGAAGGTTTGGCACGCCGTCAGATTACTTTCGTAAAGCTCGGTCTCGTTTGAGGTAATGGATCACATTTGTTAAAGATTACTTAAAAGCATCTGGGGTGCTGGGCAAATTCTTTTGCTGGTAGTAAGAATGGTTGGTTTTCTAGTTTAGAATAGTTCTAAAAGATAATTGTTGTAAAGGAATATAAGATACGATAAGACATTAGACTTAATCAACAAAGGAGAAAAGATGGGATTAGATCAACACGCAAACCTTAGAGGTGAGCAAATAGATTGGAAGAAATATTACTCTGATGATAATGATCAAGAGAATATTTTTGTCTGGAGAAAACACGCAAGACTTCAGGAGTTCATGGCGAAGAAATGGACAGAACAAAACCCTGCTGAAAACATAGACGGAAGTTTATCTCATCTAGGTTTTAATGCAGACCAAGAAGCACCTTGTTACATAACTGAGGAAGTTGTTAAAGATTTAGCAGAAGCTATTCAAACTGACTTCAAGGACTACGTGGCAGAAGATGGTTTTTTCTGGGGGCAACAGTTCCAAGAGGAACAGGTTAAAGACTACAAGGAACAAGATATCAAGTTTCTTAAATTCTGTGAACAGGCTATCAACGAAAAGAAAGTCGTTGAGTATTGGTGCAGTTGGTAGTGGCTAAAGATAAATTTAACGAGACGGCTAACGCCGTCTCGTCTCGTTCTCGTGGTGGAAATAAAACTTTACTTAAACCTAAAGAGACTGACGGGGCAGGTGCTGGTGCAGAAAAACTTTTCACCGAAAACATAAAAAGACTATTTAATATACTAGAGGATAATAATGCTAGTTCTACTATTGCTAGACCTTACAAACTTAATTAAAAAAAAGATAAATAAACGTTTGCATAAGATTTGATAAGATATATAAAGAAAGGGTATTCATAAGAATATATAACTTAACAAAGAGGTAACAATGCCAAACGCAATAAAAAAGCTAAAGCAAGACGAAAAAAAAATCGTCCTAGCTTATGCTTCATTAAAGCTAAAAGCAAATAGACTATCTAAAGAGTTAGATACAATGAAAGAACATATTGTAAATCTATTTGAAAGAACCAACCAAAACTTAATCATAGTTCAAGATGAGCATGGTAATAGTTTTGGCTTACAGAAGATTAATAGAGTTAGAAAATCTTTTGATAAAGATAAATTTAAATTAGCACATTTAGATTTATGGAACGCACACCAGAAGCAATTAGAGTATTGCGAATATAAGGCTATTGGCGAGGTATCAAATGCCCAATAATGATTTGATCAACATAGCTAATGTATTGAGTGAGAAGTTAAACTCTAATGCACCTACATCACTAGCTGACATGGTGGTGGACAATGGAACAAAGAAGCAGTTGAACTACGAGATCATGTTCCAACTGTTGATGGGCGAGTGTGAGAAGCATATACTTGAGAACGTTGGCAATGCTGTTGTTGATGAGTTCAAGGACAGCATACTTAAGAAGTTCAGCACACTTGTGCAGACCTTACACCCTAACGAATAACTAATACGAACCAATGGCGAGGTACACACCTCGCCATTGCTGTATCTATCTCACACCTTGCATA